TCGCAGACTGGCCTGCTGGACCGTATTCAAGAGGCGGCGCTGTTAGACCGGCGCAAACGCGAAGAGTTGGAGATCAAACTCGCCGAACGCAAAGGCGAGCTGCTGCCGGTCTCGGCTGTAGTCGAGGCGTTGAATTCACTCAACGCCGCCGTCCGCTCCAAACTCCTCGCGCTGCCCAACCGTATCCGCTCGAACAACCCGCAGATGACACCGCGCCAAGTGCAGCAACTTGATGAAAGCGTTCGCGAGATACTAACCGAGTTGTCCAATGTTAGATTACCTCCAAGTTTTAGAGAGTGCGCTGAACGATACTTTTCAGATCTACACACCGCCCCCCAAACTAAAGGTAAGCGAGTGGGCCGACACGTATCGGATGCTCAGTCCCGAGAGTAGCGCCGAGCCGGGCCGCTGGCGCACCAGTAGAACGCCATACATGCGCGAGCCCATGGACGAAATCACCAATCCCGAGACCGAAGACGTTGTGCTTATGGCCAGCTCGCAGGTCGGCAAGACCGAACTTTGTCTCAACGCCACCGGCTACTTCGTCCATCAAGACCCGGCGCCTATGCTCCTTATCGAGCCGACCCTCGACATAGCAGAAGCGTACAGCAAAGACCGCCTGGCGCCCATGATCCGCGACACGCCCGAGCTTGCCAATCTTATCGCCGACGTTAAGACCCGCGACAGCGGCAACACGATTTTGCACAAGCGTTTTCCTGGCGGCCACGTCACCCTGGCCGGCAGTAATTCCCCCAGCGGTCTTGCCAGCCGGCCGATCCGGATTGTTCTTTTCGATGAGGTCGACAGGTACGCAGCCAGCGCCGGATCAGAGGGCAGCCCGATTGCGATTGCTAACAAACGGTCAACGACATTTTGGAACCGCAAAAAGATTTATGCCTCAACCCCGACGATAAAAGACTTGAGCAACATTGAAGCGATGTTCAACGCCAGCGACCGCCGCCGTTATCATGTCCCATGCTGGGCCTGCAAGAAATTTCAGATCCTCAAGTGGGAGCAAGTTAAGTGGGAACCAGGCCGGCCCGAGACTGCTCTCTATGTTTGCGAGCACTGCGGCGCCGGGTGGTCCGATGTTCAACGTCACGAGGCTGTGATCGACGGCCGGTGGATCGCCGAAGCACCGTTCAAAGGGGTCGCCGGATTCCACATATGGGAAGCATACAACCCATGGGTCAACCTCAGCGAGATCGCTAAATCGTTTTTAACGGCTCACGAGCGCCAGGAGCAAGGCGATCTCGAATCGATGAAAGCCTTTGTCAACACGACACTGGGTCAGACCTGGGAGGAGAAGGCAGAGCGCGTCGCCACCGATCCATTGCTCGACCGCCGCGAGAATTACGCGGCCGACTCGTTGCCTTACCGAGTGCTCTACTTGACCGCCGGCATCGACGTCCAGGACGACCGGATCGAGATCGAGATCGTCGGCTGGCGCAGCGAACGTCGCAACGACCCCGAGGAGAGCTGGGGCGTTGAAGTAATTATTCTCTATGGCGATCCCGCCAAGCCCGATATTTGGAACGACGTTGACGAAATCACCAAGCGCGTATGGACTACCGAAGACGGCCGCCAGCTTCGGCTTGCGGCCGTCGCCATCGACAGCGGTGGTCACCACACCGCCGCGGTTTACAAGTTTTGCAGCCCGCGCACCGGCCGCCATGTCTACGCAGTCAAGGGCATGGCAGGGGCCAGGCCGTTGTGGCCGCCGAAGGTCGGCAAGTCAAAGCGCCACAAAGGGCATAAGGTTTGGATCGTCGGCGTCGACGTTGCCAAAGACGCGATTTATTCTCGACTACGGATCGGCAACCCAGGCCCCGGTTACTGCCACTTTCCATTGAGCTACACTCGCGACTTTTTCGAGCAGCTCACCAGCGAGCGTGTCGTGACTAGATTCGTCAAGGGCCATCCTATCCGCGAATGGCACAAGCCACCAGGCAAACGCAACGAAGCCCTCGACCGGCGCGCTTATGCTCTGTCAGTCTTGTACGCCAGAGCTGTGCCTTGGGAGATCCTGGCCCGCACCGCCCCGGCAGCTCCGGCCGCGCAGGCCATCGATGACGGAACGAAACCGCCGCCGCCACCGCCCAAGCCAGCGGCGCCGGCGGCGCGGCCCCAGTTGGGGGGCAACCCGCGGCAAACCAGGTTTAGAGTGCGATGATCACCTTTGTTACTTGGAAGTGGCACACGCCAGGCGTGGCGCGCGTGTTTCTCAGCGAGCATGTCAACGTCCTGCGCGCTATGGTGTCGCGCCATTACGACGCGCCGCACCGCTTTGTCTGTATCACCGATGACCCGGCCGGTCTCGATCCGCGCGTTGAAGCGATGCCGCTGCCGGTCCGGTTCGACGAGTTGACCAACCCGCGCGGCGCCCGCTTCCCGAACTGTTACTGCCGCCTGTGGAATTTCAGCCGCGATGCCGCCGTCCTGGGCGAGCGTATTTTTCAGCTCGACATCGATGTCGTGATCACCGCCGCCCTGCGGCCGCTGGTCGAGTATAGCGAAGATTTCGTCGGCTGGACTGACAAGCGCTTCGAGACCCACAAGATAGCCGGCGGCGCATATATGTTGCGCACCGGCAGCTGGCCCGAGATATGGGACGAGTTTGACCCTTCTCGCTCGCCGGCGCTTGCCAAGGCATCCGGGTTTTTCGGTAGCGATCAGGGGTGGATGAGTTATCGGCTACAGGGACAGAAGGCGCGCTATGGCCGATGGAAAGGCGCCGGCCTGATGAAAATAAATTGGACCGAACCCCACGCCCGGCAGGCGCCCGCCGGCGCGCGCATGGTATTCACCAGCGGCGAAAATCCGCCATGGCATAGCGCAGTGCAGCGGCGTTACCCGTGGATCAAAAAGCACTGGAGATTGTAATCATGAGTCGCCGCCTATTTTTAGACGTTGGCGCCAACAACGGCCAGACCCTCGCCGCGGTCCTCGACCCCGCGCTTGCCTTCGACGCAATCGTGTGCTTCGAGCCGGTGAAGATCTGCCGCGAGCGGCTGGCCAAACTCGCCGACGGCCGCGTCAAGGTCGAGCCATTCGGGTTATGGAACCGCGACTGCGAAGAGATGTTATTTAACCCCGACACCAAAGGCGGCAGCCTGTGGCGCAAAGACAACGCGACAGATAAAGGCATAGAGCTATGTCAATTCCGCAAGGCCAGCGACTGGTTTGCCAAGAATGTTACTTATGCCGACACCGTCTTTTTAAAATTGAATTGCGAGGGTGCCGAGTGCGACATCCTTGATGATCTGCTCGACTCATGCGAATTCGAGAAGGTCAGCTTCGCCATGATCGACTTTGATGTCCGCAAGATACGTTCGCAAAAGCACCGCGAGGCCGAGCTCCGCCAGCGGCTTGCCCATATCCCGTTTCCCCGCGTGGCGTTCTCGCGCGACGTAATGGTCGGCGAGACTCACAATGCGCGAATACGGCACTGGCTCGATCTCGTCGAGCAAAAGGTAATCGCAACGTGACGACAACTTTGTCAACCATCGACCATGGATTTCATTACGTCGACGGCTGGTATTGTCCGCCCAAGATGAGTGGGCCGGCGTCCTACCTGCGCCGATCCCTCGAACTTGAGCAGCATATTGCGCGCCTGCGCGATCGGCGAGTCTGCGTCCAGGCCGGCGGCCATATCGGGATTTACCCGCGCAAGCTCGCCCAGGTCTTCGCTCGGGTCTACACCTTTGAGCCCGAGTGGCACAACTTTCACTGTCTGACGATCAACGCCGCTCTGCCGAACATCTTTATCGCCCGCGCCGCGCTCGGTAAAACTCACGCCGGCGTCGATCTGCTCCTCCACGGTAAAAACACCGGCGCGCATCAGATAGCGAAGACCGGCCCCGGTCCGATCCCGATGCTGCCGATAGATAGCCTGCCACTCGACTTCTGCGATGCAATCTTTCTCGACCTCGAAGGCTACGAGATCCCCGCGCTTCAGGGCGCCCAGCGCACGCTCACCAATCACCACCCGCTGCTCGTTGTCGAGGAAAACAAACATGGCAATCATCGCGG